AACGGGCTCCGTGCGGCCATTGGCCTCATTCAGCACACCCTCCCGCACGGTGACGGTGGCCTTGCCGGTCCAAAGGCTTTGCACGGCCTTTTTGTAGGCGGTCAGGTTCTTCACCATCTCAACCTCCTAAACGCCCCCAGGATTTTCTCCGGGGGGTGGGTCATGCTGTTCAGTGTGGCCAAAAAGCGGGCCTCCGGGCTTGCGGTGCCGTCACTTGCGCTGGAAAACGTGATGGACACGTCCCCCTCCGTGATGCTCTTGGCAGAGCTGGAAAAGTCAAGGCCGTCAATTTCAAGGGCACCAGCGGCCAGTTTATCTTGCAGGAATGAGCCCGCCACCATGTCCACCAGTGTGTAGCGGAGGCCGTCCGGCAGCGTCTTGTGATTGATGTCTGCCAGCAGCTCCGCCTCACACTTGGCGATCATGTACTCCAGGCCGGGCTTGTCCTCATCCGTGGCGGTGTAGCCCAGCATGGCCAGCCGGGCCACCGCTGCCTCATACACGTTCACGGTGGCCACCCTTAGCCCTTGGAACGGATGCGGGCGATGGCGATGACCTTATCAGCGATATAGGAGCGCTCCGCCTCCTCAGCCTCCCCGGAGTGTACCAGGTCCCAGTTTGCACCGTTGGCCAGCTCCGCATCCGTGGGGGAGAGGCTGGCCTGGACCTTTTTCTCATAGGAGATGCCCTTGGGAGAGAACACCTTGCGCTGGCGGGTGTAGAGGGTGTCCTGGCCGCCGTTGGTCTTGGGGTCACGGGCCATCTCATAGGGCACCTTGGCACCGATGTCCTCAAAGTCGATGGCACCCTCACCCAGCACATAGCTGTCATAGACAGTGCCGTCCTCACCATCCTCCGTGGGCATCCCATCATCCACCACCACCAGCTTGCCGTTCCAGGTGTAGAGGGTTAGGTCACGGGTCACGCCGTCCTTGTCGGTGTACTTGAGGGCGGTGAGCAGGTTGAGGTTTTCCAGGTTGGTGGACACAACGGAGTGCATGAAGATCATGGAAAACTTTTTCTTGCGGTCACCGCAGGCCTGAGCGGTGGCGCTGTTGAGGGTGGTGGCCTCCATGGGGCCGTCCACCTCAAAGGTGTGTTTCTTCACAAACTCAGCGCCCTTGGTGCTGGTCATGGAGAAAATACCCTTGAGGATGGCCAGGAGGGTGTCCTGGTCCACATCCTGCCAGTATTCCGCCACCTGCTGGGCCACGTTGTCCATGAAGTCAATGCCGCCGGTGATGTCGTGGGAAAAGTCTTTCTCCACCCACGCCTTGGCACGGCCCACCACCACAACGCCCTGCTCAAAGGTCTTGGTGGAGGTGGCGGTGATGTCGGTTTTGCCGTCATAGTTCACGGCATCGCCGTCCAGCAGCCCCCGCATAGCAATGCGGGCGTAGCCGGTGCCGTCCTGGGTGGTGAACACGGCACGGATGTCCGGGTTGCCGGTGAGCACACGGCTCTTGCGCATCTCATTGAGGCGGGTGCGGGGGATGCGGTCCGCCCGATACTTGAAAGCCTGGGGATTAAAGCTCTTTGCGTCAAATTTCTCGTTAGGCATAATGCATCTTCCTTTCTGTTACTTCTTAGTAGTCTTGCGGGTGGTCTTTCCCTTGGGGGCCTCCGTGGCCGTCTGGGCGGGCTCCTGGGGCGGTTCAGCAGCGGGAGGGGTAGATGTACCCCCAGCCGCCTCAGCGCCGTCCTGGGGCCCCTCAGCGGGCTCTGTAGCCGCCGGATTGGCTCCGTTGCTTTCCACCAGACAGGCCGTGACCTCTCTGGTGACAGCCTCACCCAGCTCCTCCACGTCAATGCGGGCCATGACCTCCTTGGTGACGGCCTCCGCCAGCTCATCCAGCTTGATGCGGGCCATAACCTCCTGGGTCACCGCCTCACCCAGAGCGTCCACGTTGACGCCCCCAGCGGAGGGGACGGGGACGTTTTCGGCCATGTATTGCACAATAGCCTCCTGGGTGCGGGGCAGATCAGCGGCAGGGCGGCCAGTCAAACGGCTGGCCAGGTTGCGCAGGGCCTCCTCAAAGGAAACGGTGCGGGGCTTGACAATGTTTTTACTCATCTTGCACCTCTCAGTCCAGCTTGGCGTCCGGGTTGGCGGCCAGGTACTCAGCCAGTTCCGCATAGGACATCTCAGAGGGCTTTTTGCCCCCGCCGGGCTTTCCGCCACCATCGCCGCCCTCTCCGGGTTTCCAGCCCTCACGGGTCACGGAGCCAAAGAGGAAGTCCGTGGAGGTGTCCTTTTTCAGCGCCTCAATGCGTGCGGCCAGGGTGACGCTCTCCCCGGAGACTTTGGCGGTGACCTTGCCGTCCACGATCTTGGCATCCTTGAGGAAGTCCTCCAGCACAGCCTTGACGGCGGTGTTGTTCTTGGCCCCGGCGGCGGTGAGCTCCGCATCCACGGCGGCCATCAGCTTGACCTTGGCCAGCTCTTTCTCATAGTTGGCCTTGTCGGTCTTGGCCTGTTCCTCCATCTCCGTGATCTTCTTGGTCAGGGCCTCCGTGTCACCGGCGGACTTCTTCAGCTCGGAAAGCTGGGTGGCGTGGGTCTTGACCTGCACCTCCAGCGTGCCCACCTTGGCCTCAGCCTCCTTGAGCTTTCCGCTGGTGGCGTTGAAGTCGGTGCGGGAGACAAAGCCCTTGCCGATCTCCTGAGACACGGCGGTGTCAATTTCGGGGGTGTACGCATCCCCCAGGATAGTCTTGAGCCATTCAAGCATGATTTTTTTTACCTCCTTAGTTTGTTCTGCTGTCCTTTTTAGTCCGGCCAGTCCCGGTATTGCAGGGCCCTTTTTATAGTCCGCCGGGCCGGGCGGTGATGGGTATGAAAAAAGCACCGTGCATTTTCAGCACGATGCTTTAATCAACAGGTGGGTTATTCAAATTAGAGGCCTATGCACTCATATCAAGGCGGACAAGTCCACCGTTTTTGCTCTGTCAAACAAAGCAAAATTCATAAATGGGCTAAATGTAGAAATTGCGCCGGTCTTTTTGTCTACCGTATCACACGCCCCGCCAAACACCTCACCATCCGGCAGGTCTTGGGGGACAAAGACAAAGCCAAAAAAGTCCCCGTAGTCTTTACACTCTATGCACTTTTTTCCGCTGTTTCTCTGCTTGATAACGGCATAGGCTTTTTTGGCGTCCATGTTTTCACCCCTTGTTTATGCAAGCGTTCTTGATTGCATCAGACGGCTCAAGATTATCCCATCTCATATGGATAATGCTTTCCGGCTTTACTCTCTTGAAATACTCAGCCACGTCAATCCCGCCACATTGCGGGTCAATAAAAAGCACGGTTTCACCTTGCCGCTCCCAGGAAAAGAAGTGTCCCCAGGTTGAGCCTTTCCATTGCACAAAGACTGAGCCTCTCGCACCATCCGGGTGTAGCCCTTTTATTTGCTTTGTAAGCGTTTCAACAATAGGCACCCTTTTTTCTTTCATAAACGGGTACGCTTTTCCGCCTGTAAATAGATTTTTCCAATCGCTCACAAGTAAACCGTGCAAGGGTTGGGCCTCAACGTCAAAGCCTCTCCGGCGCATTTCGTAGGTTGCACTACAATAGCCGCAGTTATAGGTATAGTCCCCGCCTTTTGCAAAATTAGGGTTACAAGTTGGGCTCTGTGCGGTTCCTATGTCATCAGCTATTGTATGGTTACCTTGTATGTCGTTAAAGCCCCACGGATTTATTTTACCTTGTTTTGCGGCGTCTGTCAATCCCTGCCCCTGTTGGACAAACTGCTGCCGCCAGTCCTCAAAGCTCATGTCCGCCGGGACTTTGCGGGTGGTGCCGTCCGGGTTACGGGTCCACCGCTCACCCACTTTGGCCATGTCCTCAAAGTAGGGGCAGGTGCAACACCGGCACCAAGGATGGAATGGGGGAGCCGTGAGGCCCACCTGATAGTCCGACATTTTGAAAACCTTGCCGTCCAGCGCTCCACACAGCTCACAGGTGTCCCGGTCAAAGGAGGCCACGATCTTGTAGCGCTCCACGCCCAGCTCCCCATAGCAGTCTTTTTGGGCGGCGCTGGAGAAATAGGCGCTTTCCGTCATCACCAGGCGGCCCGCTTTGCCCTTTGATACGTTGAATTGGTGGGCAATAGCATCAATGGCCCGGTCAGGAGCCTCCCCCCGTATGATCATCTGAGTGAGCTGGGTGTTGACGCTGTTCACCAGGTCCCGCTTGTTCGTCCAGCAGCGGTCCCGGAAAGTCTGGCCGTCTACCGTCCAGGGGCGGGAAAGCACCTTTGTGATGGTGTTTTCGTTGATAGCGTGCATGGTCCAGCCCACGCCAAGGCCCCGCTGGACCTCAAAGGCGGTATGGTAGTAGCTGCCCACATACATCTGCCGGGCGGCGGCGTCCACAAAGTCAAGCTGATTGGCATATAGGGCCTCAGCCTGTTGCTGGATTTGCAGCTTTAGGGTCTCCAGCCGGGAAATATGCACCTTTGCGCTGGCGTTTTCAAGCTGCTTTATCCAGGCCCCGTCAAGAGCGTTTTGCTGGCCATAGGCGATGTACTCCCCCAGCGTCCAGCGAAACTCCGCCAGCTCCCCGCTGTTGAGGAGCCGCTTGGCGTCCGCCAGGGTGATTTGATTGTTGACGGCAAAGCGCTGATACCATGCGGCGATCTGTTTCTCAATCTCCACCTGGGCAGCGGCAAACTGGGCCTCAAGGTTTTCCACATAGGCAAAGGACTGGTCCTGGAGGGCGTCCTCCATGTTCTTGAAACGCTGGGCCCAGTAGTCCGCATTACTCTGTCTGGCCATCGCCCTCACCGTCCTTTATGGGCGGGTCCTGCTGGCCTGAGCCGCCGGGCTTATTCCCCCCGCCCCGGTTATTCTCAAAAGCGGCACGGTAGGGGTCAGCGGCCTCCTCCTCTTTTTCGTCCTTGATGCGCTGGAGCTCCTGCTCCGGGTCAGTGACCCAGGGGTGCATCTTCACGATAGTCTCATTGGACAGGATGCCCACGGAGTTGCGGCAGTTGTTGATTGCCTCCGTTTCATTGATGAGCACGTCCCGGTCAAAGATCACCTTGACCTCCGTGCCGTCAAAGCTGCCCCTGCCGGTGTTGGCCAGGTGCCGGTTGACAAACCACAGCAGCTCCTCCATGGAGGCTTGAAACTCCATTTCAATGCCGTTGGCATCCAGGTCAATGTCAGAATACATGGATTGTATATTCATCTGATTAGGATTGCCGCCCATGCGCTCATCTTTGGCGTCATAGCCTCTGGCGTTCTCAATGATGGCGTCCTTGAGCAGAGCCAGCAGCACCTTGTAGTTTTCGGCGTTCACCTCCAGGGTCAGCGCTTGCACACCGCCCTCACAGCCCTCAAAGGAGCGCACCTTGATGACCCCATAGGTGGCCAGGTTTTTGCGCAAGGTGCCAAGGTTTTCCCCCTCATAGTTCTTGATGACCAAAATGGTGGTGTGGATGTCCTCCTCCATCTGATTGGCGAAGTTGGAAAGCACGTCATTGTAGGCATCCTGGAGACACTTGACACGGGAGAGGAGGGGCAGCTCATGGTGGGAGCTCTTAAAGCAGATCAGGGGGATGCGCTCCCAGTTGTAGGGCGTCACCTTGCCGGTGTCCTGCTCCACCTCCGTGATATAGGGGCCAGAATTGGCGTCCGGGTCCGGCTCCAGCGTGCCGTCATCCTTGCGGATAAAGCAATCCACGCCCCCGCCGTGCATGACCTCCACCTTGACCACCGTTTTGGCCTGTTCGTTTTCGTCATACTCCAGCACGGCGTAGACGTGGACCGCCGCATCCAGGACGGTGTGGTCAGCGTCCGCCCAAAATGGCAGGACCTCATCCGCCGGGAAACGCTTAAAAGCCAGCTCCCCGCCCTCATAGTAGGGGTAAAGCCAGGCCTTGCCGCCTATCCAGGCCCCCTCGCCAACATTGTGCATGACCCGGCGAAAACGGGCCCCCAGAACAGTGGCCAGGGCCGCCGCATAGGCTTTATTTTCCGTATCAAGCGAAAAAGGACGGCCAAAAGAATAATTGGTCTTTTGGTCCACCATCTTGGAATACTGATTATTTACCAGGCAATTATTGGGCAGGTGCTCCAGCACCACCGGCTTGCCGTCATCGTCCAAAGCAATACGCTTGCGGTGAGCTGCCGCCTGGTCCCCGTCATAGTAGGCCTCACCCGCAATCTGGCGCTGGCGCTCTTTGGAGGCCAGCCATGCGGTAATCTCCAGCTCCAGAAAGCGCTTGTCCGTCATGCCCCGGCGGAAACTGGTGCCGGTTCTAAAAATGCAGTCATCCCTCAAATTCAGCGTTACCACAGATGTCACCTCACAGACATCCCGCCCGCTGCCAGGCGGCGTATAGTTTCGGCCCCTGTATGGCCATCCAGTCCACCAGCTCCTCACAGGTGGGCCAGCAGTCCACGCCCAGGCCGTTGACACTCAGCCCGCTCTCATACAGAAAAGCGTGGGTGAGCTCATGCCTCATGCACTTGCGCATATAGGCATCCAGGTCTTTCTTGCTCCCAGGCTCCCGGCGTTCTGCCGCCGTGAATTTGCGGACCACACAGAGCTTGACGCTGGTGTCACAGTAGCCGTCACACTCCTCAAGCTCCTTGTCTTTGGCCTTTGTCCGATATTCCAGGGCATAGGGCACGCCCAAAACAGAAACACGCATAAAAGCACCCCGCTAAAAACTGATAAGGGCCGGAGCCCAGGCTTTGTTGACAAAATAGCGCACATCGTCCATGGAGTGGTCATTTTCCTTGACAGGCCTGTCACCGCCTATGGCCTTTTCATCCCAGCGGTAGAGGCCAAACTCCCGGATGCAGTCAGTACACCCGTCACAGATCAGCAGGTCCCCAGCCTTGAGGTGGGTGGACACGTTGCGGATGCCGTCCAGCACGGCGTTGGAGGCCTTGATGTCATAAAAGCGCCCATGCCGCCGGATAGTCTCCAGGAAAGAGGCGGCGGACGGGTCCACGATCACCCCGGCAATGGGCAGGTCATCGGCCAGCTTTTCAAGCTCCGCATAATACTCCTCATCCGTGAGCTGGCGGCCCTCTTTGCGGCTGTCGTAATAATACTCACGCATCCTGTACCACACGCCGCATGAACGGCCCCACAGTCCCATGCTGGTGGGGTTTCTGGTGCCGTAGTCGATGGAAATATAATACTTGTCATATGGCCGGGGCACAGAGGGGACAATGTGAAAATCCTTGTTAAACATGGTATAGATCAGGCCCTCAGCCACCACCCACAGCCCCAGAATATAGCGCTGATAGAACACCCCGGAGTATTGATTTTCGTACCTTGCCTTGGTGCGGGCGGAGAGGCTGAGGTTGTCATCCATGGTGAAATGCAGGTGGAGCATTTTGCGCTTTCTGGCCTTGAGCACCCAGCCCTGATAAAACCAGTGGGAGGGGCCCTCCGGGTTGCAGTTAAACCAAAACTTGGAGCCCTCCACAGAGCACCGGCTGGTGGCCTGATTGACAAAGCTCTCCGGCATCAGGGCCACCTCATCCAGCAGGATGCCCGCCAGGGTGATGCCTTGAATGAGGGCGGCGCTGCTTTCGTCCTTGCCGCCGAACAAGTAAAAATTGTCGCTCCGCCCGGCGGCGCTCACCACGATCTTGTTTTCCGTGCGGTGCTCTTTGAACGAAAACACCCCGGCCAGCCAGGTGGACAGGTTGGAGGTCACGTTGCGGCGCAAGCTCTCAATGGTCTTGCCACAAAGGGCAAAATTCTGGCCTGTAAAGCGTGACATGGCCCACATGATAAAGCCCACGGTCATGGCCACCGTCTTGCCGGAACGGATGGAGCCGTCACAGATAATGCCGTCATAGGCCTCAAAGCCCGGCCTATTCCACCACGTCATCGCCAGGTTCTGCCGGGGGCTCAATTTCTGGTATTGCATTGGTGTCTATTTCCTCCCGTGTGCTCTGGTCAATGACCTCAAAAATGTTGTTGTCCTCCTGGGCAGCGGCTCCTCCGCCGGTGGCGAACACGCCCAGATGCTTGCCCAGCAGCCCCAGGGCACGCACCTTGTCATGCAGCTTGATCTCAATGCCGTTTTGGCTGTACTTGATACCGGCGATTGCTGGAAGCTTTTCCTTGGACACTTGGCTGGTAGGCTTGACATCCAGCAGTCCGGCCCCGGTCACTGTCACAAAGTCTGTCCCGTTGGCAAAGGCGATGGCGGCCAGCTCTTGGAGCACTGTCTCCTGGGTGATTTTCAGCTTGCTTTGTAGCTCTCCCCGGCGTTTTTGGATTTCCTCCGAAACTTGAGTTTTATTGAGTAGTTCAATAGCTATCCTGGAGGCACTTTTTTCACTGTACCCAGCCCGCTTTGCGGCGGCGGTGGCATTGAGGTCCACCAGATACTCAGCCACAAACCGCTTTTGCTTTTCAGTTAGCTTTGCCACGCTCACCACCCCAAAACATGATAAAACCGCCCGGAAAAGGCGATTAAATGACAGAAATGACGGCGGCAAGGGTCTGGGTTTCAATCTCCATCACCCTGCCGCCGCTAACCAAGGAGGCAATGCTCATCTATGGGCACCACCCGCAGGTTACATTGTAGCATACATGATACCGAACAAAACGAACAAGTTTCAGCCGTTCCGATGTTTCAATGTTTCTCTATGTACCGATTGCACGCCACCCGTACACTGTCAGCCGTATTATTTCCCCCGATACAGGCCGCCACCTGGAGCCACGGCAGCCCATTCACAAAGCGATAGGTGAATATCTGCCGGAGGAGGCTGTCATCAATATCGGCAATGTAACGCTCCAGACGGCTCCGCTCATAGAGGCATTGCTGGTGCTTGGCCTCAATGATGCCCCGCAGATCAGCGATCTCCGCCGCATAGCGCCCCACGATGTCCGCCACGCCGGAGCCGTGCGACATCCCCGTGATAACCTGGGCACCCGGCAGGGCCCTGGCCTCCAGCTCTCGGAGGCGGCGCTGGTCCATCTCGATCTCCCGGTTGAGGTAGTAAAGCTGGGAAAGCTCTTTCAATGTCACTGGTCAGCCGCCTCCTCCGTTTCCGCCTTTTCTTCACCTTTCCACACGGGCTTGCACTCCCCCGTACCAAAGGCACACTTGACAGTACACACCTTGCAGGGGTCACCGCCAGCCATGACAAAATGCAGGTCATCAAGGGCTCTGGCCAGCATGGCATTGACCTGGGCCAGCTTTGCCTCAGCGGTGCGGGCCCGGTTCTGGGCTCTGTCACAAGCCTCCAAGGCCTCCTGGGCAGAGGGGACGGCGGCCTTGACCTCATCCAGTTCTGCCACCAGTTGGTCAGCCCTCAGCAGGTCCGCCTCATGCTGGACGGTCAGCCGGGCGTTTTTCCGGATGAGCTCATCCACAAAAATAGTCTCCTTATCAGTCACAATGCTCATTTTTTCGCATCCTCCTTGACTTTCTTTATTCTGGCTTTGAGGGCCCGCATGACGGCCTCATGGGTGTCCGCCCGGTCCCGGATGGTGGCCATGACATCCTCGTCCACACAGCCCTGCACCACCAGATAGTGAATAAAAACCTTGTCGTATGGGGAGCCCTGCCGCCACAAGCGGCAGTTACCTTGGTCATTCAGCTCAAAGGACCAGTTGAGGCCGTACCACACCACATGACGGCCGCCAGCCTGGAGGTTTAGCCCATAGGCGCAGCTTGCCGGATGCACCAGCAGCACGTCCACCTCTCCGCTGTTCCAGGCGTCCTCATCCTCCACGCCCTTGTAGACCCGCACCCTCAGCTTGGTCTTGGCCAGGCGCTCCAGGATGCGGTCCCTGTCGTGCTGGTAGCCGTAGAATGTCAAAGCGGGCTCCCCGTCAATGCGCTCCAGCAGCTCCATGTAGGCCTCCAGCTTGCAGTCATGCACCGGCACGATCTGGCCCTCGCTGCCGTACACCGCCCCGTTGCAGAATTGCAGGAGTTTCCCGGTGAGGACCCCGGCGGTGCCAGCGGTGATGATGTTTTCGTCAATCTCCAGCAGCAGGTCACGCTCAAACTGCTCATAGGCCTTTTTGGCCTTGCTGTCCAGCAGGATGGGGACCTCATGGGAGATGTTTTCCGGCAGTTGCAGGTAGTCCTCCGCTTTCATGGAGATGCAAATATCAGCGATGGCGGCCAGCACGGAGCTCTCTGCCCCGTCCTTTGCTTTATAGCTGAAAATCTGGGTCCGGCTCCGCTGGTCCGGGTCAAAGTATTGGTCCCGGTAGGCCCCCAGCGTGGGCCCCAGACGTGCCCCACCGTCCAGGAGATACACCTGGGCCCATAAATCAATCAGGCCCTTGGAGGACGGCGTGCCGGTCAGCAGGACCATCTTTTTGACAAAGCGCCGCACCCGTTTCATGGCCTTAAAGCGCTTGCTCCTGGAGTTCTTAAAGCTGGTGCTCTCATCCAGGACCACCATGTCAAAGGGCCACGCTTGCTTGTAATAGTCCACCAGCCACTCCACATTTTCCCGGTTGATAATATACACGTCCGCCGGTGTGTTGAGGGCCTTGATGCGCTTTTTGGTGGACCCCAGCACCACGGAGATGCGGAGGTGCTGGAGGTGATCCCACTTGGCGGCCTCTTTGCTCCAGGTGGCCTCCGCCACCTTTTTAGGGGCCACCACCAGCACCCGGCTCACCTGCCAGCGGAAATACTTGAGAATGTTGACAGAGGTGAGGGTGATGACGGTTTTGCCCAGGCCTGGCCGGAGGAACAGCCCCACGGCGGGGTCCTCCACCACCCGCTGGATGCAATAGGCTTGATACTCATGCGGTGTGTACTTCACAGCCGGGCCTCCATTTCCAGGATAAAGGCGTCCACGCCCGGCTTGGTATCAATCCGCCGGACCTCAAAGCCCAAGGCGGCGATCATCCCGCAGACGTACTCTTGCAGCTTTCTCAGGTTTTTGCCGGGGGCCTTTGTCTCCACAAAGGTGATCTTTCCGCCCGGCAATAACACCACCCTGTCCGGCACCCCACTCAATCCGGGGCTCACAAATTTCAGCGCCATGCCTCCCAGTCTTTTCTTGACCTGTTCCCGCAAGTAGCGCTCCACTTCTTTTTCCAGCATTTTGACCTCTCCTTTTAGCCTGTAACATTTAACAATTTTCCTATTCTTTTATGCGTATTAGGCGGATTAGGCGGTTTATATACTCTCTAAATCCTCTATTTTTCAATCAATAGAAAATAAATGTTACAATGTTACAAAATCCTTGAAAGCCTTGCGGCGCAACGGTTTCAGCCGTAACATTTACTGTAACATTGCCTGTAACCTGTTACAAAATGCCTGTAACATTCAAGGGGTCAATGTTACACCAATGTTACAGGCAATGTTACACGGTTTTCTCAAAGCCCCTTTGCACCCCGCAGTAGCCAAAGCGCATTGTTTTCTCCGCTTTCTGCCAGTCCGCACAGGCCTCAATGATGCCGTTGATCTCCGCCGTGTCAATGTAGCGGATGTCCTTTTGTTTGCCGTCCAGGGCCTCACACCACACCTCCAAGGCACACACCTTGTCACGGTCCACCAGCTTGAGGTCACCCTGCACAGCGCCCGCCCAGAACATCCGGCGGCGGTCCAGCGGCCACTTGGCCCAGTCGCTTGGCACCTGCTTTGCAAGGAAGTCCAGGACGATGCCCTCACGGGTGCTGACTTCCCGGTGCTCCTCCTGCTTGATCTTGGCGGCCTCCTCCAGTTCACCACGCAGGTATAGGGGCTCACCCAGCCGCCAGCGGACCACGGCCTCCGCCCATATCTGGTCTATCTCTCCCGCCAGATCAGCCCACACGCTCTTGGTCACAGGCTCAATGCCAACATCCACCGGCCAAAAGCGCCGGTTGCCGGTCCTGTCCTGCAAAAAGTCCTTGGTGTTGGTGGTGCCGAAAAAGACACAGCACCGTGGCAGCTCCTTGACGTGGCGGCCATAGGCGGCCCGAAAGCGGTCCGTGCGTAAACTCAAAAACTGCTTGATGCGGGCCACGTCCGTGCGCCGGAAAGCGTCAAGCTCCG